CAAATCTGCGCTGGTTCAATCCATAAATTCTGATGTCGCGAAAAAACGGTGGCTTGCTGGTGGTGGGACCTGCTCCAGGCACACCATCTGTGTAGCTTTCGCCGATGTAGCCCCAGTCGTTGACATAGCGTTGATTGTCATAGATATCACGGTTGTTGTAGCTGAAACCCACCGGACTCTGTATCATGGCTGCCATGCTGCCATTGGTAGCACTGGCATTGTCATACTGTTGGCTGGCATCCTTGTAGTAGTATTTGAAATAGTTGTACCACATGTTACGGCTGTTGTCTCCGCCGTCGTCGTGGAATGTTATGTTGATTGGATCGTAATCAATTCTAGTTTGTACAAGTCTTTTGCGATTGTACTGATTTAAAACTTCGTTGGCAATATTGTACTTTGGCAGGTCAACTGTTTTTACCAGATAACTGTAAAGTGCAATTTCATCGTTGCTAATTGCGCCACGCAAGGCAGGGATCTGTTGAACGTTTAAGGTAAACGAAACATGAAAGAGAAATTTAAAGCGCGGCTTGAGTTCGTAACTGTTAGTAGTAAAAGTTTTACTTGCGTGAGTGTAATCACGCAAGTTCTCTACTCCAAAAAAGCCTTGGAGAAGTTGTTGACCAAATGGTCCACCACCGTTCATTGGCGGCTCCTATTAGACTGGGCCAACGCCCGTTACAACATCACCCAGTGTTCTGCCAACTGCAATACCAACACCGGCTGGGTTACCGCTGGCTGTTGGGTTCTGGTTAGCATTGTCATAAGCAATAGCCATGCTAATTGTAACTGGTTCATTTGAACCGTAGTTTAAATCGCCGTAATCTGAGCTCTTAAGATAGCACCCATACAGTTCCCACTGCTCAAGAACCACAGGTGTGTTGGCTCCGTTTCCGCCGTCAAGGATTTCAATCACAGTCTTAAATTTGTAATCAATACCTGATGCGGCAGAACTCATTTCCATGAAGTCCATTTGTTTCTGAATTTGCTCGCCGACCAATTTAGAAATTGTACCACTGGCATCGTCACGCAGTGAACAACTAATGTCTGCCCATGAATGACGTCCAGCCAGTTTCAATGTTGAATTATAAATTGGAATTGGAATTTCTTCAAATGATAAGTTAGGGCGTGTAACAGTCATAACTTGCTTAGTAAGTTCTGTTCTTGGAGTAGACACGCCAAAGTTTTCAAACATCACTCTAAAGCGATATTTGAGTTTGGGCATTAATAGGCCTTGGGTAGGTGAACTTTGATCACTTGCCAAAGGCACTGTCATGCGTTGTAATGATGAAACTGCCATTTTAGATTTCTCCTGTACTTTATTTACCTATTCTTCCAACCGGTCAAAAGGGGCCTAAGCCCCTTTGATTATGCTCCGGCTGCAATCTCTCCTGTGTTCTTAATACGCAACGGAATGTAAATGAATTCCACTGCTTTGACAGGTTCAATAGCAACGTCTACCCATAATTCGTTTCTATCAATACGTGCTGGTGTATTATTTGTAAGATCACATACAGTCAAATAATCATAGATGGCTCGCTTAGAAATCAAGTCAATCATCAAACTGTTGATAGTATTGGTAATTTCATTGCGTGTGATTTCGTCATTTGGTTCAAACAAATACAACTTACCAATTTGTGCCAAACGCTCGCGCAAGAAACAGATCAAACGTGCCACGTTGATACGATCCAACGCTGTAGTCACAGTGGTTGTGGTCTTGTTACCAAAATTAGTAATACCCACGCCTGGAATAAACGTAATTGGGTTGATGTTGCGCTCATACAGGATGTCGCGTACACTTTGCCCAACGCCTAATTGTACAAATTCACCTGTGGCAGAATCGATGTAACCAATAGCGGTAGCATTGTCAATCACACCGCGGCGTGTACCTGCTGGTGCTAACCATGGATAGCTCACTGAGTCACTACGCAAAATTGTACGCACCATCATGTGACTTGGAGGAGCTACCACTGTATTGCCACTCAAATCATTGGTCTGGCAACTTGGATAGAAAGCAGCACAATAGTTGCTGGTTGCCACTAGGCCGTCTTCAGTTGGCAAGCCCAATCCGTTGTTGTTGGTGGCCCAAGCAACCAAGCTATTACCATCAACTGCCAATCTCATTGGAGTATCTCCAACAACAAACAGTGTGTTGTTGCGCTCGTTGCTGAGTGCAATCATGTTTGGCATCAATTCAGGATATGCTGGAGAAGCAATCAAATTATAATTGTTTTGCTCTTCTCGTGCTGCCTGACTTGTGTCAATACCTGCCTTCATGGCTGCAACAACCATCTGACGTTGTGCTAGGCGGCCTCCCCACATAGCGCCATTGTCGCGGTTGCCGCTAGCAGTAATCCAAGTGGCAGCAACGCTTGGCAAACTAGCATCAGGGAAGTTTGTAGCATTGAAGTAGTCGTTGTTGTAACTCTTAACATTGTAACCACTGCGACGTGTGTTCCATAACAACATACCTTGTGGATATAACAAAGGATCTGGAGCGTCCAAATCTAGGTAATCGCTGGTCAACAAACTTGCAATGGTCGGAATTGGATCGCTGATTGGGTCAGTGGTCCCGTTTGGAGCCCAACGGGCATCGGCAAACAAAATACCATTTTGCGTTACCTGGTCAGTGGTGTTGATTGATACCCATTGGTCAACTCCGTCCACAGGCTCCCAACGATATATCATTGGATAATTTTCCAAGTCGCTGGTGTCGATCCAGAGATCACCGTAGGCCAATGGTGATTCAGCAGCATTGTTCTGAGTCAACGGAGCAGTGGTACTGAAAATTGGTCCACTTGCGTTGGTATCTCTCAGATCGAAACCACGTACATCGTTGGCAACGTTTTGATAACCTTGCCACGAGCCGTTGTCTTGAATCATAATATCTGCTTGTGTGGCAGTGCTATAGTACCACAATGTTCCGTTGGCTGGGTTTTGATAAGGGGCAGTGGTGCTATTAGCATAGGTAAACTCTGGTGTAGTAACAAAGTTACTCAATACCAAATTACCTGTGGTGCGACCTGGGCGACACAACGGAGTTGAATTAGTGAAGCCAGCATCTGCAACTGGTGTTCCGTAGATTGTATTAAACAATACAATGGTACCGCCTTGTGTGTGAGTTAACACAATATTACCCGAGCTATCTAAACTAGCTGTGGTATATGGAGCATTGGCAGCTTGGAAGTCGCTGATAAAATCATCAGCAGTGGTTCCAGTTAGTGTTACATAGAATGGTCCAACAAAGTTTGAATTTCCTGCTTCAGTAACCTGGAAACTAAAACTATCGCCAACAGTGAATGTTGGATTGGACACACTGCCTGTGACCACAGTTTGTCCTAGCAACAATCTTTCAAAAATTTCAAATGATGCAGTAGGCGGGTTTGACGCACTGCCTTGCTGAGCGTTGTAATTCATGTAGGTTGTGCCAACAGGAATATTTTTTCCGCCTCCACTTGGATCTAATGCATAAATCGCCAAGGCGTCATTGAGATATACATTAGTGGTTTGAGTAACCCAAGATGCTAGTGTACTGCTCCACTTTTTCAGTACAACATTCATTCCGTTGTTTACTGGGCTAAGATTTTGCCATACGCTTCCGGTTGGCGCAGGGACTGTGTCGGTGGTTCTCCAGCGTGGAGCTTGATAGCTGTAGGCTGGCAAATAAGTAGGAGCTTGGTATACAGCAGAAGTGATGCCCAGTGCAGTCAACAAACTAGCACCGTTGGTACCTGGTTCAACACTGATAATACCGTTGCCAGAATTAGTACTTCCGTCGTTGGTTGCAGATTTGTTTGCATACAAGTTCAACTTGCCGCTGACAACTTTGGCGTAAACACCAGTGATTGATACCACAGTGTTAATGGCTGTAGCAAACCCAGTGACAGTTGTTGCAGTAGCACCGGTTCCAACAATAACTTCTACATCATTAATAAAAATACTGTTTCCAGCGGTCAGGCTAGTTGGAGCTGCGGTACCACTCACTGTGGGCCATGACAATTTCCAATTATCGCTGCCAACCAACACCCAGGTGTTTGTAGTAACCACTGAGCTTTCGCCAGTGGGTGTTAGACCGGCTGTTTTGTAGTAAACTTGTAAAAATTCGCTGACAGCACTGACAGCATAATCTCCAATGCTGCCTAGTGTTGATACCGGAGTATAGTCGCCGCCTGAGTAATTCACTACGTCAGCCTGGTCAGTGACTACTATAGGAGTTTTTACTGTGAATCCAGCAGTGGATTGATTCCACTCTTGGATGCCCCAGGTAGAAGCACTAGCATCTTCCCAGAAAGCACCGTTGTTGGGTTCTCCAGTTGGTCGGCTCAAACTAGCAGCCAATTGTGTCAGGTCAATGTCTACACGCTGAACATAGCAACGGTTTGACACCCCAAGCGCACTGTAGGCAGCAAGCAAGCCGTATTCGTTGAGTTCGTAACCGTTGATCGGGGTGCCGCCTGTGGTATTGTAGAAGAATGGCACACCAAAAGTAGCAGTTAAATCTCTCTGACTTGTGATTAAATATGTTTTGTTGGCATTGGCAGCGGTTGTGCCAGCAGCAACAGTGATGCCGTCACTGCTGACTTTGTTTTGTGCAGTGGCAACAAGGAAATAAGGTACTGTGTTAACAGCAGATGGAATATATTGACTTTCATCAATTACTGTTACTTGTACGCCGGGTGATACTAGAGCCATGTTATGGTTTCCTTTTCAAGTTACCAATATTTATAGGTAACTGGAAAAATTCGCCGTCTATGCTACCCTTACAGTAAGGTTCGTACTATAAATACTGTATGAGACCTATCTGTCCTGCTTGTAATCAACGTCCAAGAGCAGTAAATTGTTATCGCAATGGCAAAATTTATTATCGCAGCCGCTGTGAAACTTGTATCAAAAAGAACAAAAAAGCCAAAGCACCGGTTCCTCGTTGGCAACTAGATGGCTATAAGAAAAAATCCGCATGTGATAGATGCGGATTCAAAGCAAAACATCCCAGTCAATTATTGGTATTTCACGTTGACGGAAATCTCAACAACTCTGCTCAAAGAAATTTGCGAACAATTTGTTTAAATTGCGCCGCAGATATCAAGCGGCAAGAGAGTGTGTGGCGTCCGGGGGATCTGACACCAGACGTTTAACCTGTTGATACAGATCATCCAGTGTGCTATTGTTGTCTAGCACTGCATCAAAATTGGTGCCAACCCAAGAAGTTTCGCTAGCATGTATTTTTAATCGTTCTAATTTGGCTTTGCCGATGCTCCAAGATGCATTGCCATCGGGGCCACGATTTACACTTTCTGCGGCCAAATACCAGTCCGGTTCAGGACCGCGCACTACACGCAAAACTTGACCGCCCGCAGCTCTAATTGCTCGTATTTCGTTGGGAAATCTACAGTCAGTGATCACAACATCATCTTGTATGTTGCGCAGTTTGTTTTCTAAGCTAGCAATCCAAATATCATCATGGAATGACTTACGGCAAACTTCTGTGCCCCATTGTTGTAGCACATAACGCGGAGTAATATCCATGCCCAGGCGTTGGCTCCACCACTCGTCCCGTTGTTCGCGCCATTCTCTGCTTTGCTTGGTACGACCCTCAAGCATGGTTCTATCCCAACCAAAAACTTGTGCCACAGCGTCTTTCAAACTATTAGCAAATGATTCGCGTCTAAACCCGTGTAAATTAACTAGATAATCAGCAATTGTATCCTTGCCGGAGCCAATAAAACCACAGATTCCAATGATCATTTAAGTTCCTTAACGTTGAGGTATTTAAGACAATTTTGTAGCATACTAATTTGTCTGCGGCAGTCTTCTAGGGCATGATGTGTGGTAGGAGGAATAGGCTGATCTGGCCACAAGGAGAACACTGTACGGCTATCACGCACCATGTAGTACTGCCAAGGCAATGGTTTGTTGTAACTCTTGTAAGCATGCTCTAAAATATTCATGTCATAGGTAGGGCCTTGCGCCCACACACGTTTAGAGTGCCAAATTAGTTTGCCTAGACCGTCCAATGCTTCGTCCAGGGGAATACGACCGTCTTCAGCAAATGCTTCATCGCGAACCACAGCAGGTTGAGTAGCCCACCATTCAATGGTTCCTTGTTGAATGCTGCGATTTTCTTGGCTTTCTAGAGTTACCCTAGCGTAGTATGATTGAGGGTAGTAGCCAGAGCCAAACGGATCAAACGCTTGTGCGGCTATGGTAAGAATAGTAGTGTCGGGGCCTGTGCCCAAACCCTCAAGATCAATCATTAAGTCCATGCATGATTATAGCATGAACTGATTGCTGTGTCAATTATCCAATGACCCAAGTAATGGGCTGTGAGCCATCTACGTAGTTTACCAATTGTAATACAAGAGCGTCCATTTGAGCTTGCGCTTCGCCTTTCATGGCAGTGCCGTTTAGGGTAGAACCTCCTTGTGGGCCAGCAATAGTTGCAAATTTTTCACGGGCTTCGCCAATCATCATTTTGCAGTTGGCAACCATGTAATCTCGAATCCACTGTGAGATTTGGAAGTCTGACAACAGATTGATTTCAGGTTTTAGGTTATAGGTCCAAAGTAGCACAAACTCACCGGTGCCTTTGGGGTCACGAATTAACTGTAACTTCTTAGTCACTGGGTTGAACGTATAGTTCATGTAAGCGCCAAACATACGACCCGCAAGTTCTACATACTGGCTGTAAAAATCATAGGTAGCAAGGCCACCGGCTACGTTGAAGTTCATTAGATAAACGTTCAACGATGCTTGAGCAAAAGGATCAAAGTTTGATGCAAACGGACCTGTAGCATCGCCGAATGTTCTGCGAAAAATTTGACGGACTGAAACAACTTCTTGTGGCAAGACGTAGATGTTGTCGTCCTTGACCATTTGCAAGAAACTGTAACTTTCTTCATAGGCATTTTGAGCACGTTGGCGATATGTGCCTAAAGTTTTTTGATAAGCGGCTTCGTAGTGCTCAGGATCTAACTCAATGTCGACCATTTGGCCACCCAACTGCAACTGTACGTAGTTGATTAGGTTTTGCTTGAGCTCTGAAAGTGAATCTTGTTGCTGTTCTGCCATGAGAATCTCCTGCCAGTATTTATTGGCAGGAGACTGGTTTACCAAACTCGCAGTATCACAAGATTTTCAGTACCACGTCCATTCCAGGCAGTTTCGGTGGCTTTGATGTCCTTGAATGCTTTGCGGGCCGCGGGCTTGCCTACTGTGGCTATGGCTTTGATTTGCTCTGAAGGTTTACGCAGGGTTTTTTGCTGGGTTTCTGTAGTCGAAAAGCCAATCACAGCGTTGTTTTTAACAGTAAATGTCTTGGCATATTCGTCAGCCACAAGGTGGATTAATTTGCGTTTCTTGGCATCAAACAACCATGCTTCGCTCTTGTCCACTAACTGTGATGCTGGCAAGCTCTTGAGTTTAAGCTCTGGAACTTCGGCGCAAATTTTAAACTTAGCCGCTTTCTTTTCAGGACTCACAGGCTTGACCTTGCGAGGCTTGCGTTCAACCTTCTTGATTTGTACATAACTGCCACAGTCGTTCAGTACTAATTCACAGAACTTTACACACTGTTTGAGTTGATTCTTGGTCAGGAAGTCGTAACCTTTTACAAGATCTGCATCTTTGCCGGCCACAGCATCTTCAAATTCGGCTAGTTTACGTGCCCAGGTATCTTTGACTATGCTAATCATCTGCGGGGCAATATTCATACCACGCATGAGAGCCACTGGTTTGTAATCAGCAGTGAGCTTGGCGCCAGAAGTAATGAACTCATCAAACTGTCCGTCTAGTTCGCCCAAAAACTCACTGACCTTTTCTCGCAAACGGTCTTGAATAGTAAGACGTGGGGTTTCGTCTTTGGCTTCGGTCGCTTCTAGTTCAACTCGTGGCTCGTCTTTGATAGCCAAGAGTTCAGCAATAAGGTTGTCCAGTTTAATTTGCTCATGCTCGTCTAACTGCAAACCCATGTCCGCCATGCGGCACAACCAACCTGTGGTCAGCCGGATTTGACTGTCAGATATGGCACGTATTTTTTTAGCATCTTTTGTGCGTTCATGGCGGTCTAAATAGCTGGCTACAAAGTCCTTGGCTTCTTTCTTGCCATAAAAGTAATTGTACCATCCAAACGCATTGCTGAGAGCACTGATGCGGCCTTCTGTGGGCTGTTTGGTCCAGCGAGGTTCATCGCCCACATACTTGGTATCTGGGCTACGGGGATTCAAGGGTTTGGGTGCGGCTGTTTTCATTACGGCTCCTTTGACTGTAATTATAGCAGATTATGGTTTTTTGGTCAAGTCAACAGAAAGTAGTACTAAAGTAAGATCTGCTTCGTTGCGGAATGTAATCCAGTACGGGCGTACATCGTTGCGGCCCGAACGGGTTCCAAAATGACCAGACCAACTGAAGTTTTTGTATTCAGTGCCCAGCCGCGCACGACACACCTTTTCATAGGGTGCTATCAGTTTGCTCCAGCCGTTGAAACGCAGAGCCACGGTATGCCCGTGTTCCCGGAACATCTTGAATCTGCGGTTTAATTTAACAACTTTCATACCCAAATTATAGCACTCTTAGAATTTCGGGTCAACCGTCAATAAATAGTATTACCATGCCAAAGTTAAGTCTGTACCGCCCAAATCGCACAAAAGATTACCAGTTTTTTGACCGCACAATCAGTGAAATGTTTACTGTAGGCGGATTAGATATCTATGTCCACAAATACATGGGGCCACAAACAGGCGGGGCAGATTCTGCTTTTTCAGGCAACGGCGATGCTACGCAACCCATCTATGAAGATCTAAGCCCATTGAACATTCAAGACTTGTTGCTGTTAGAAAACAGAGATAGAATTTATGACACTGACATTTATGTCATGCGCGGTGTGTATCGAGCACAAGACATTGACTTTGATCTCACACAGTTTGGATTGTTTTTAAACAATGACACATTGTTTATGACCTTTCATTTCAATGACATGATTGACACATTTGGGCGCAAGCTCATGAACGGTGATGTTCTTGAAGTTCCTAATTTAAAAGACTATTATCCGTTGGATGCTTCTATTCCCAGAGCCATGCCACGTTACTATGTAATTCAGGACGCCAACTATGCGTCTGAAGGATTTAGTCAAACATGGTTGCCGCACCTATGGCGTGTAAAAGCCACCCCACTGGCCAATCAACAAGAATACAAAGACATTCTAGACAAACCTTTTGTGCAAGAAAATATCTGGGATCCAGGCAATTTCTACCCACAAGGAACCATTGTAAACTACGGTGATGTTTATTATCAAGCCGTACAAAACACGCCAGCCGACATTGATATTAACAATACCAATTATTGGCAACCTTACACACCACCATCAGTCAGTGACGTGATTAGTACCAGACCCAAAGACAACCAAATCAATGATGCTATATTAGCGCAGGCTGATGTTGAAGTTCCTGCATCGGGCTACGACGTTACAAAATTATATGTTGCACCAACATTAGTAGATGGACAGCCTGCCAACCCAGAAACACCAGTTACTTCAACAGTAAATGGCAACACAGTTGATGGTACAGTAAGCGGTGAAAATAATACGCCAAGAAGTGACGGATATACAGTGGGTTACCTAACTGGTGACGGTGTTCCTCCTAACGGATTGCCTGTGACTCCTGGTGTCAGTTTCCCTACAAATCCAGTAAACGGAGATTACTGCCTGCGTTTGGATTATTTTCCCAATAGACTGTTTAGATATAATGGACGCCGTTGGGTCAAGATCGAAGAGAAGGTGCGTACAGATTTGAACAATGGACCTAGTAACAATACTTTACGCTCAGGCTTTGTTAACAATACATACACTGTTAACACCACAGACATGGGCAATATTCCAAGTCGCCAAAGTCTGTCAGAGATTCTCAAGCCCAGAGCCGACAACGGTGATCGAGGTGGCAACTTATCTCCTAATCCAAGACCGCCGCAACAGCCTGGACAACCTAACGAGCCATAACAATGCAAATGTTTTTTTACGACGAGCAAATTCGTCGCTTCTTACTGCAATTTACTAGAATCTTTTCAGGATTCCAAGTTGAATACGGCAATGAAAATAACGGACCCAACGCGGCTGCGTTGTTACGTGTACCTGTACGATACGGAGATGCCAGTCGCAACGCACAAACAGTGATACAAAATAACTCTGCCAGTGAGTTACCATCGACTCCGCTGATGACTTTTTATATAACTAGTCTGGATTACGCTAGAGACCGTATTCAAGAGCCATATTTTGTCAGTAAAATGAATGTGAGACAACGTTCCTACGATGACGCCACAGAAACATGGGATACTCAACAAGGCAATGCATTCACCATCGAACGATTAATGCCTGTGCCTTATAACTTGGTATTGAACCTAGACATATGGACATCAAACACAAATCAAAAACTGCAATTGTTAGAACAAATCTTAACGCTGTTCAATCCCAGTTTAGAAATACAATCAACTGATAACTTTATTGATTGGACCAGTTTGAGTGTGGTGTATCTAGACCGTGTGACTTGGACCAGTCGCACTATACCGTTGGGTACAGAAAATCCCATTGACATTGCCACGCTGAGTTTTAGCATGCCTATTTGGATTAGTCCGCCAGCCAAAGTTAAGAAACTAGGCGTTATTGAGCGTATTGTAGCAGGTATATTTGATGCCAACGGCGATGCCGCAGATGCAATTACCAACAACGATTTGTTGTTAGGTACACGAGCAATATTTACGCCATGGAACTATCAAATTGTGGTGATACAAGACAAAATACAGATTCTAGAACCAGCAGTGGTTGTTGATTCAACCAACGAGCAACTTACTGTACCAGATGTTGTGACTACTTCATCACTGGTGTGGCCAGCAGTGATCAATGCTTACGGAGTACTTAGACCTGGTATCAGTCAAATACGTTTAGAACAAGCCGACGGGTCAGAAGTTGTGGGCACTATTGTAGTAGACCCCAACGACGATCGCTTGTTATTGTTCAGTGCTGACCCAGACACAGTTCCGCAAAATACACTAGATCCTATCAATGCTGTCATTAACCCTCTGTTGAGTGGCCCCGGTGACGGTTTACCTGCTGCGGCCACAGGACAAAGATATCTCATTACCGAAGCCACTGGCAACACAGACAACTGGGCTAACCCTCAATTATGGACTGGTGTATACGGACAACCTTTGGTTGCCAATGCCAACGACATCATTGAGTACGACGGAGCAGAATGGAATGTGGCTTTTCCTAGTCAAACTACCACTGACATACAGTATGTTACCAATCTAACTACTGGATTGCAATACGAATGGACTGGTGCTGAATGGATCAAAAGTTATCAAGGCGTTTACGTAGAAGGTTCATGGAGTCTAGTGTTGTAAAGGCTGTTGGCGTATGGTTCTGCTGTAAGCATACCGGCAGATATCTATATCTCATGAGAAACGACAACAAACACCCATATACATGGGGATTGCCGGGTGGCAAAGTTGAAGCCGAAGAAACGTTGCTGGGTGCTATGGAAAGAGAATGCACCGAAGAGCTAGGCAGTTTTCCTGCTTATCAACGACTGATTCCGTTGGAAAAGTTTACGTCTGTAGACAATCAATTTGAATATCATACCTGGGTCTGTATCGTGGAACAAGAGTTTGTACCGGTGCTAAATGACGAACACCACGGCTATGCTTGGATAGACCGTGGTGTTTTTCCTAGACCCATGCACCCTGGATTGTGGAGCACAGTTAATATTGACAGTGTTCAACTCAAACTCTCTGCGGTTGAAAGCAGCGAGTTAAATTAGAGTCTGCCTACTACAACTTCAATTACTCCAGGTGCTTCGCTGTTGTAATTTTCCAGAGCTTTACCAATTACTGTACCAATTGCTGGTGTAGCACAGGCCACAGCAACACCATTGCCTCCTGACACCATCATGTCGCCTTTAGCCACAGTGCCCACCACAGAAGTTGGAACTCGACCTGTCAATGCCACCGCTACAGCATGTTCGCTGGTAAGAACAGAGTTCATTAGGTGTGCTGGATTGGTAGAAACCACCCCAGCAATGCGATTGCTTCCTGCGGACAAACTCAATGTGACTTCATTGGCGCCGCCAAATTCTAACACAGTTCCTGGAGGGTAGGCGGCATCTGCAGAATACATTTCTGCCAAGTCGGCATATTGAGCTGTAGTTGCTTTACCAAATACTGTATTGAAGTAGTTAGTTGCACTGCCAACGTTGCCGACGCCATTGGCGTTAGCATTGACAATGTTACCTGCGGTAACGTTACCTGTTGAAACAGTTAAACTTGTGCCAGTAATACCAGCACCGGTGATGCTGCCAGTAACACTTACTGCTGTACCTGTATGGTTAGTTGCTGAAATGTTACCTGCTGTGATGTTACCTGTAACTGCAAGACTGGTCAATGTGCCAACTGATGTAATATTGGCTTGAGCCGCATTAGTAACAGTACCAGCAGTGGTCGCTGAAGTAGCCGATGCAGCACTAGAAACTGTACCAGTTACGTTAGCACCAGTGATTGAGCTTAGGCCGGCGCCTGAGCCATAATGTGTGGCAGTGATGTTACCTGCGGTGATGTTACCTGTAACTGCCAATGAACCCAGTGTACCTACTGACGTAATATTGGTTTGTGCCGCTG